AGTCATGATTGACAGCGTTACGGAAGGAACGGATGGCACCTTGACCATTACGGCCATTTCAAGGCCACGAATGGATGCCCATGCCGCGGCTTATGATGTCCACGAAACGGACCGCCCTTTTATTGACTATAATGCCCAAGCGCCAGACACGGACACGCCTATTATTGTCCAGCCACCTGCGGAGCTTACCACGACAGGGATGGAAATCTGGATTGGTGCTAAAGGAAAAGGGAACCTTTGGGGCGGTTGCACGGTTCATGTCGCAGACGATGGGACCAACTACAGGACGGCAGGCCAGATTGCCAACAGTGCCAGAATTGGAACGCTCTCCAAGGGCATCAGTGCTACCGATACCACCATTGAGGTGTCCTGCAATGGAAGCTTTCTTGCGGGAACACAGCAGGACGCTGAACGCGGAAACACCCTGTGCTGGTTAGATGGAGAGTGCTTCAGCTACCAAGGCGCAGAACTCTTAAGCGACGGCAGATGGAGGTTCACGGACTGCGTTCGTGGTCAATACAATACGACTGCCACCAGTCACGCCGAAAACAGCGCCTTTGCCCGATTGGACAGCTCCTTGCTCAAGATTCCCTTCAGAAAAGAAGACATCGGGAAGGATATCTTCCTGAAATTCACTTCCTTTAACGTTTTTGGCAGCGGAGAGCAGGGTCTTGAAGACGTTGAGCCGGTTGAATATAAGTTACAGGCTTATTACATCCCGCCCGTCCAAAACGTCCGGGCCTACAACCGCTACCGGCAGCAGGCCGACGGAGTCAGCCGCTATGGCATCGTGGTCAAGTGGACGCCTCCGGCACTGGACTCTTATCTGGAGGGCCGAGTTTGGTACAAGACCGACCACGGGCAGGTAGACAACCTGGCCGCCGCCGAGGGAGTCAGCGTTGACAGTATGGGCTTTAGCGGGGAGTGGATCTTTGGGGGGTCCGGCAAGGATCAGGTGGTCATCCCCCAGGCTGTGGTGGGTGATACCTACCGGATCTGCGTGACCACTGTGGACGAGTGGGGAGCCTCCACCAGCCCAGATCTGGCGCCCAGCAAGGACATCGTGGTGGCCCTTAAAACATACATCCCCAACACGCCGGACGGCTTTACCGTCGACTTCGGATCCACAGCTGCGGCCTCCTGGAAAGAGGTCACTAACACCGACATCAGCTTTTACGAGATCCGCCTGGACAACCATCCGGGAGTCGAGGGAGCCAGCCTGCTGGCACGGACCAACGGTCTCAAGGCATCGCTGGCACTTACCTCCCGGACCGGTACACTGTACCTCTACGCCTGCAATGCCCTGGGCAAGTACTCCGACCCTGCTGTCCTCAAATACAGCAAAGCCCTGCCGCCGACTCCGGCAGTCCCCAAGCTGACGGCGACCATCGGAGGCTTTGGCATCCTGGCCAAAGCCATCCCCAACGGCTGCATCGGCATGGCCATCTACATCGACAGCCAGGACGTCATCCGGACACCCAACAACGTCTACAGCTGCACCTGTGGGGCCGGGGTATATGCGGTCCGGCTGGCCTACTATGACCTCTTTGGCGAGGGTAGCAAATCGGACGAGGCCCTGGTGACGGTCAAAGTTGAGATTGATGAGAGCATGATCAAAAACGAGGCAATCAGCCTGGACAAAGTCAATGCAGCCATCAAGGAGCAGCTGAGCAAGGGCGTGGATGCAGAAAAAAAAGTCTCCATCGTGGTGGACAACCTAAATGCCAAGGACGGCTACAAAAACTACTCTTCCCTGACTCAGCTCAACGACGCCATCAACCTCCGGGTCAAGGAGGGGGATGTCATCAACCAAATCAACGTCAGCCCGGAGAGCATCCTCATCGACGGCTCCAAGGTCCACATCACCGGCGAGACCTACTTTGACGACAACATCGTGACCAGCAAGATGCTGCAGGCAGCCAACATTTCCCTGGAAGGGGCACTGGCCATTACCGGCGGCAATGTATTTCTCAACGAGGACGGGATGCGGGTTAAACAGAGCAACGGTGAGTCCATCATGTTTGATGGAAAGGGTATGACGTTTTTCGACAGTGACGGAAATGCCTACAACAGCGTCCGTCGCATGATTATCGGCACGGCAAAGCATAACCAGTATGTGAAGTTTCCCGTGGCGTGGCCGACCACTCCGAAAGTGCTTGTAACTCCGCTGTCTGTAACCACTGCAGACAACAATAAAAGCGGAGCCATTATCCGTATCCACTGCCGGGCAACCGACGTAAGCCCCAACGGTTTCCGGGTTATGTGCTACTCAGGGATAGATAACACAAGCTACTGGCAGAGCGTAAACACGGATTTAGGGTCTTTTTCCGGAGCAAGAGGCTATACGGATGACTCTATCCGCCAGACGTTCTCGTGGACAAAGGACATCAGCGTGGACAGCCGGGCAAGAATCATCCGTCTGAATCTGTATTTCAGTGGGGCCTGGCACGCCAAAGGTTTGGGCATCGGCATCGGGAAAGACAGTAGGAACAGTGCCACCTTTACCCGTGTCACGGTAACGGCAGCGGGTAAGACCGTGCTGTCAGAAGATGTGGGCGGCACGGACGGCGGCTACTTCGATTATTGGAACGGGCAAAGTGTTCAGACATCCCAATTTCAGATTCCATCGGTCAGCGCCATTACGGTAAATATCCAGTGGCGCCCCCGGGTTAACCACGCAGGGAAGAGCAACGACGCAGGAGATGTGGGGGATGGCAAATGTACCCTGCAGAGCATCGAGGGCACAATGCAGGGTGACGACTCTACACAGGTCATCGACAGTGACGGGACGGCCCTGTTTTTGGCAGTCGACCAATCCACCCAAAACTACTCAGTAAGTTAAGGAGGAAGCATGAAACGGCAAGCATATCAACATCCCGAACTGAGGGATGCCACTGACAGTATCATCCAAGACGGCGCCTTCGGGAAGAAAACGCCACTGGCCAACGCTGAGGGCACTGGCTGGATTGACTACGTAGCCAACGACCTGGAGGCGCTCCACGATGCCATCAACGGGGGCCGGGTTTACGTGGCAAACAAGGCCGCCCTGACCAAGCCGGGCGACGTGGCCAATGTCTACATCGCCGAGGACACCGGAAAGTGGTATTACTGGAATCCGACCACCAGCGCCTACGTGGAAATCGACAACGCCAGAAACGTTGCCAACGACGCTATAGCCGCTCGAGACATGGCCAAGGGCTGGGCACAGTCTACTAGCTCTCCCGACGGGGCAGCCGACACGGCAAGCCCTACAGGCAAGAGCCAGTCCTCTAAATCCTGGGCTCTGTACAGCAAGGACCGTGCGACGGCAGCAGCCAGCAGCGCATCCAGTGCGGCCAGCTCTGCCTCTACCGCATCCACCAAGGCTACCAATGCCAGCACCAGCGCAACGGCTGCTGCCAACTCTGCCAGTGCGGCGTCTACGTCTGCATCGGCTGCTAAAAATAGCCAGACGGCAGCAGCATCCTCTGCCAGCGCAGCATCCAGCTCTGCATCTACGGCAGCTACCCACGAGACCAACGCCAAGACCGCTCTGGCCAGCTGCCAAAATATCCAGAGCCAGGTCAACAGCGGTTTGCAGGCGCTGACCAGTGCGGTCAAGTACAAGGGATCCGTGGCCAGCTACTCCGCACTGCCGACCACCGGACTCAGCACCGGTGATGCCAACGGTACGGCCATCAAGGCCGGGGACAACCTGGTCTACAACGGCAGCGGGTGGGACGACCAATCCGGGACGGTAGACCTGTCAAACTACTACACCAAGACCGAGATGGCCGGAGCGGTCATGTCCACGACCGTATCCAACGACACGATAACCTTTATCCACAAGGATGCCACCAAGACCACGGCCAAGGTCAACAATGTGAGCCACGCCACGGCTGCGACGAGCGACGACAAGGGTCAGGCCATCGACATTGCCGCCCTCAAGACGCTCATCACGACCACAGTCAACGCTGGCATCACATCGGCCCTCCAAAAGGTTTTTCCTGTCGGCAGTATCTACACATCGCTGACCGACTCTCGCAATCCTAACGCCATCCTGGGCTTTGGCACGTGGGAGGCTATCCCGGCAGGCCGGGCCATCGTCTCTGCTGGCACAGCGACCGAGACTATCGACGGCACGACGACAACCTACACCTTTGAGGCCGGGAAGACGTATGGCGAATTCGCCCATAAACTCTCTGTCGATGAGTTGCCCATATTTACTACAACAAGTCATTTTCATACGGGATTTAACGCTTTCTGCATTGGCAACCTTTGGAATGGCAACGGAGCAAGCAATACCTGGAAAAACTCGTGGAATGTGCAATCTGGCTCTACATCCGGTTATGCGTTTAACCAGACAATCGACATGGACCTTGTCTCCAATCCGGTTGGTGGAGATGCAGCTCATAACAATCTGCAACCTTCTGTTGGGGCATACGAATGGGTACGCACTGCATGAGTGCTGTCGATGAACTGGCAAAATTTACCCCGCGTGCGGCTGAGCCTATATGGAATGATGGAGATGGAACCGAAGTAGGACATGCCGTCACCTGGAGAGGCCACGGTACTCTTAATATCCTTTCACAGTTCAATACGATCGGCAAAGACAAGCCTCACAACAACATAAGCCCGTCCATGAGCGGGTATATGTGGATTCGCACCGCTTAGAGCTGTCGATGAGCTGCCACCGGCCCCTTTAAATAGCTGGGCATACAACGGTCTGGAGGGAGGGAATATAGGGTGGATTACCTCCAATGATGGGAAGCATATCCAATACTCTGCAATGCACATTAATGGCAACTCTCAACCGCATAATAACCAGTCACCGACCGTTGCTGCTTACAGCTGGACTCGTACTGCCTAATGGCTGTCGATGAACTGCCAGTTGTTAAACCCAAATTAAGTTACCAGATGGCTCAAACCAGAGACGATAATGTTCAAGAAATTTTAAAATCTCAATCGTCAGCAAATGCATACGGGAATCGCCACAATAATCCACCGATAGAACCTTTCGGCGGCAACCAGCCGCACAACAATATGCCACCGTACTACACATTGGCATTTATTATGAAATTGTAAACAAGGAGATTACACATGAACGACATCATCATCGAGGGATTAAGCACCGTAGTAAGCCTTGCCGTGGGCGGGCTTATCGGCTACATCGTGGCTTACGTTACAGGACTGCGAGCAATTCGGAAGGGGATGCAACTTATCTTGCGTGCGTCCCTAAACGATATGTACATCCGGTTCAAGCAAATCGCGCCTACAGCCGAAGAAAAACAAGTCTTTGAAGAAATGTATGGAGTTTACGAAAAGCTGGCTGATAACGGCGTTATGACGGCAAAACATGACGCTGTTCTCCACATGGCCGAGGAAGTGAGAAAGTGAAGGAGTTACAAAAGGCACTGTTACGTATCATGGGTGGCATGGGGAGAATGAAGGTTAAAGGGTTGCCACGAGCCTTGGTAATTATTCTTATGCTACTTATCATCGGGAGCGTATGTCTGTATATTGGCGGTTGGTTATGGCTATTCCATACCGGAAAGATTGACCTAGGGGCTATGAACAGCTTGCTACAGACACTCACAGGAGCAAGTTTTATCGCCGCTGTCGGATTCATCGGGAAAAGTTTAATAGACGACGACGGGAACGGAGTGCCTGATGAGTGGGAAGAGGAGGAAAAAGATGATAACACAAACGTTCGTTGATTATGGACTAATGTTTGAACCACTCATGGAACGAGGGAGAACCGATTTAATTGTAATCCACCATACCGGGAATCCCACGGATGATGATTTAAGTGCAGAAGAGATTCATGAATCACATCTGGCGCAAGGCTGGGCTGGAATTGGTTATCATTTTGTCATCAGAAAGGACGGTTCCATTGAGCTGGGGCGTCCCATGGATACCATAGGTGCTCATGCCTACGGATATAATAATTGTTCTATCGGGATTCACGTTTGCGGCAATTTTGAACTGGCAGAGCCAACACCACAACAAATTGAATCCTGCGCTACCCTCGTTGCTTGGCTGGCAGATAAATACGGCATTAACATTGATACTGATACCGTAGTTGGACACCGTGATTTAATGGCCACAGCTTGTCCGGGATATACCCTGTATAGCCAGCTACAAACGATCCGTGGCAAGGCCATCTGGTATCAACAGCACTATGACAAGGACGGTCAGTACCATGATTAGCCTCCAAACACGCCTAAAATTGCGCTTTTTTGCCTATACGCTCGTATGCTTCGTCATTGGCTTTTTGACGGGGTTTAGCTGGCGTGCAATAAATCATAAGTGTCCTGTGCCAAAAACCATGCAAAACGAAAGTGTGACGGCAGAAACAAAGACGGAAACAAAAACTGTCGTTCGCTACGTCGAAAAGAAGAGTGAACGAGATTCGGATGTTGATATTTCCATTCCCAGGCAGACTTTGACAGTCAAAGTTAACGGGAAAGAACAAACATTTGAAAAAGCGGATAACGAAAAATACGTCCTTGACAAAAATAAAATTGCCTTGGAACAGCAGTCCAAGGCAAGTGTTGATATTAAAGTTCCCACCATTGACAATACCCGACGCTGGGAGCTTGGTGTCGGCGTAGATAAGCACGGACAGCCTGCGGGCATGGTCGGGTTCCCTCTCAAGGGACACGTCGGAGGCTGGGTTGCAGGAAGTAAGTCTACTGTCATGGGCGGGATTAACGTACATTTTTGATGGAGGGAAACATGGGAAAGGGCGAAAGCTATGAAGAATTTGTCGACAAATTCAAACCCAAACTAACTACGGACGATTGCTATACGCCGGAAAACGTCTACGAAACGGTGAAGGCATGGGCGATCAAGGAATACGAATGGGAGGGAAGACCTATCGTTCGACCGTTCTGGCCCGGCGGCGACTATCAGAAATACGAATATCCGAAAAACGGCGTGGTGATTGACAACCCGCCGTTTTCTATTTTGGTGAAAATTCTTAAATGGTACAACGAACGGGGGATTGACTATTTCCTGTTCGCTCCACAGCTGACCTGCTTCAGTAACCATATCAGCCATTATGTATGTGTAGGCAGTAATATCTTATATGCCAACGGTGCTCTGGTGCCGACGTCCTTCGTCACAAGCCGGGGCCCACTAATCCGTTCTGCGCCTGACCTGTGGAGGGATTTGGATGCCGTGAATCGGTTGAACAGCAAAAAGGTCAAGAAGCCACAGCAGCCAAAATACAGGTATCCCGACAACGTCTTAACGGCCAGCCGGGTGGCGCTATTTAGCCAAATGGGCATCGACTACCAGACAGACGTTGGCGTGTATACCCGGGCTCTGGACAGTCAGAGAGCTAAGCATAAAACGATATTTGGTGGCGGGTACATCGTGCCCCAGGAAGCCGTTAGACAGGCGCAGGAAGCCGTTAGACAGGCGCAGGAAGCCCATACCTATAAATGGAAACTGTCGGAACGGGAGCTGAAAGAACTGATGGGTGCTGAAGCTGCCGCAAAATGAAGAATCCCCGTAGAGTCAGGCATTAACTGGCTTTACGGGGCATTTTTTGTAAACCGTTTGACACAGGAATAAATGGCTAATAAAATAGATGTGTTAGGAGGTGGAGAAATATGTGTAGCGCAAAGAGCAAGCTTATCATTGCATATACTGGACCGCTAGTAGATGATGGGACTATGGACGTACAAGAACTAGGGCCTGCATTAATGGCATTGAGTGCACTTGTTAATGAAGCAAACAAAGTCCTGAATGATGATAATTCTACTATTGCAGTAAAGGTAAATGCTGATTTTAAAAAAGGTTCTTTTGAAATTCAGCTGGAACTAATTAGAACATTAGCGGCACAGCTACAAAGTTTATTTACGCCTAACGTAACTATGGAACAATTAATAGCTTACTTAGGGTTAGCCGGCAGTGTGCAATCACTGGTAGGTGGCCCCAATTTAGTTGATGTTATTAAGTGGGTCAAAAACAGGGTTATTACTAAGGCTACGAAGCATAAAGATGGAACTGTAACATTAGAATCTGAAACAGATCATATAACAGTTAATGTGAATGTAGTAAATATATATCAGTCTGTACCTGTTCGTGAAAGCTTTGATAAATTAGTAGAGCCAACAAGACGGGAAGGCATAGATTCCTTTCAAGTTAGAGCGGATAAAGATAAGACCGTTGTTCAGAGTATAAAAAAAGAAGAAGCAAAATGTTTTGAATTCGACAGCGGAAAAATAGGAAATGTAAAAGAGAAGGTAGAAGTGACAGAAACAGATGAATGGGTAAATATATTAACTGTAAATTTTGAAGATTTGAAGTGGCGGTT